CTGCCCCAGAGAAAACATTACGAACTGATTCTAAATATGGTATTAGATGTGGGAAAAATACACCGCAATAATCTATCATGGTCTCCATTGCCCTAGGATTAGTGCAAACCAAGGGTGCAATGGACCGAAGAACCTCCTCCAACTCTTGTGTAGAGTACTCATTGCAATATAAAATCGCTAAGAGTCGCTTATAGTCATAGCGGGGGTGGTAATATCCATTCTTTTCTATAATTTCTGCCCCCAAGAAGGAGAGGCCCAAAGGGCCATCTTGTGTTTCATCATCTGGGGGGGGGTGTAAATACTGACCGGACCGTTCGTAGGCCCTCTGTCTCCATTCATATGACACATAGTCTCTTATAGATTGTGGATAACCATTAAGATGGTCATCAGCATATATATTCCATCGGCATTGTCGATATAAATGGAATGGATCTTGTTTTGTTTCGTCAGCAACATCTATTAAATGGTCTGTTAGTATGAATTGGTGGCCTTGTGTATTACCTCCTGTGGTCCATGGGTCTCCGCTTTTCTTAAATTTGAGGAATTTTATCTCTCCTGCGGGCATTCTAACATATGAAAATTGTGCCTGTTTTGCGTAATACCTAAGTTCATCTGCTTCGTCAGTTCCTGGCCTTATACCCATCAAATACATATTCAAAGAAATGGATGCTTCGTACAACACCTCAGTATAGTGAGCGTCGTATTTAATGCAATCCCCCTTGACCACACGCATGTGGCGAAGTGTTTCACACAGTTGGGTGAACTCTCCTTTGACAAAGGTGCAACCCATACGGGAAGCAAAAACTTCAAATTGGTTTGACAAGAGCATAAAAGCTGCCTTAACACCTGAAATGAAATTAGAATAATTAACTGTATAAATGGGATCGGCAAAGGTGAAAGTGCGGATATCCCCCGCGTCAACTTTCTTTATTTTAAGTATTTCAGCCTTACCAGAGGTTTCCCAGAGAACTGGGATCTCAAATTGCCATGCCCAACGTTTCATCCAGCGGACCAAATTCGGGAATTCCCGATAAAATTGTTCCTTTTTCCTGATAAGATATCTGGTTCTACCAGACTGGTACAAACGTTTACATGCCATTTTACAGATGTAGCCTATAGCTGATTCAGGGTTAACATGAGTTTCTTCAAGCAGACACGGACGACACAAACCTTTCAATGGTCTAAATTCCTGTTCCATGACCTTCATAACTCTATGAAAACGATCCACACCAAATTCCCTAATGGTGGTGTCTGGATGATTGTAGCGTTCTGTAGCCTTGTAAACCCCATGGAAAG